ATGTCTGACCAGCACCGTCTAGGTAAGCCTGACGGTTTGCAGGGGTACCTGCTGGAGTACCAGCAAATGCTTCTGCAATTGCATCAGCAAGAGTACCATTGTGCTTGACGATACCCTGGAATGCGTCTGTACCAGCGTAGAACTTAAGGTTGTTCTTAAGTGCACGGTACTTACGTGGCATAGCAAGGATAATCTTCTGCATAACTTCTGGAGTCCATGCATTGTCAGCAACAGTAACTACTGCTTCGTGTGCATCTCCATCAGTCTTGACCTTGTTAACAAAACCATTCATGATTGACAAGAATGCGTTGTTTCCTGTACCTGTACCATTAATGGCAAGGTCTTCAATGTCATTGGCGAATGCGTTGGTCATTAGACGTACTAGGTGATCCTCAAGAGCACCACCTTCAATACCATCTTCTAGAGCCTCAGCTGAAACTTCCCAGTCAAGACGAATCTTCTTGGTAGTAAGCTCAACCTTAGAGAATGTAGCACCAGTGTTTGTGTAGTCACCGTTTGCCTGTGCAGCAGCACGGATTACACGCTCACCAACGTTTACCTTCTCAAGTTCCATGGTGTTAGCTCTCATTGTTACACGACGACCATCGTTAGCAAGAACAGTTGCGTCCCAAACATAGTCGATAAAACGACGTGCCTGCTCAGGGCGTAGAATACCACTGCCAGCCTCACCTGAAGGATTTACTGCGTTAGCTCCTGTAGTTACTCCGAAGTTTGCTGTTGGGATATTGCCCAGTGCACCACCATCAGTGTAGTTTCCTGGAACGTTAGCACCAGCTGTTGAACCAGATGCGAATGCACCTTCTCCGTTAAAGAGACCTGTGGCGTTGCCATCTGCATCTGGATTGTTTTTCTTAATTTCTTCCGACATATTGTCACCTCCTAAGTGATTTTTTATCTGAATAGATCGGCAGTTTTGAGGAAACGTCCGCCCCATATTGATTTTTCAACCTGTGTCTCAGGCTGTTCCTGCACGATATCGCCGATATCGCCAGACTTGCGGAAAGCAGTGTCTGCCTCTACGGCATCTACTCTCTTTCCAAACTCGTTAAATACACTCTTTGATTCAGAGACCTCACTCTTTACTGAATCTAGTGATTTGGTCAATACAGAAAGTTCTTCTTGCATTGACTTGATTGTTGATACAAGATCGCTAAAGGCTGATGTTACAGAGTCCTTCATTTCAGCTACTGCCTTTGAAATGTCTGCTACATCATCTGACTTCTTAGCCTCTTCCTTGTCATCTTCTTCGCCAGACGCATCGTCTGACTCTTCCATGACTTCGGTACCTGGCTTGTCATCTTCATCTTTGTCATCACTCTTCTCAACAACATCAGACTTTTCAACGTCTGCTGCTGGAGCATCTGCAATAACTTCTGCCTCTGGAGCGACCTCTGCATTTTCAACAACTGCATCTGTTGCATCAGTATTCTCTACTGGTGCCTCAACTGTAGTTTCTTCTGTCATAGGACTTACCTCCTTTGTCATCTTAGCAAGATTAATGCCTTTAGCACTATCAACTAAGAATTTTATCATTTCTGATTTTTCGCTGTCATTCTTTTCAACGAAACCTATATTTTGCATTGGCTCACCTGAAATTGGACTTGACATAGTCTCTTCTTCAGAAAGCATTGCAATTCCAGAATCCTTATCGTAGAATACATTCTCAATAGTTGTATCTGCAGCAATTCCAGAAATCTCGCTAACGCCATCTGCCTTCTGTACTGAAAGTATATTGGCAAACTGGTTAGCTGGGTTGTCAACAAGGGACAGCTCTGTTAGGTCGTAATCCTTAATAATACGAACTGCAGAATCCATCTTCTCATCATATGCATCATCCCACTTGTTCATTCTACCGCCGATAGAAAAACCAGAAAGGGTGCCATCAAGGACCTTTTCCCAAGTGTCCTGAGCACCCTTTGAAACATATGCAGAAACATAGATACCGTTATACATCTTCTTTGTTTCTGGATCAAAAAACTTTTCTTCTTTAAATGAAACCATCTTGCCTACTGAAATTGGCTGATGCATTTCACGAATATTTCCACGGAATCTCTTGAATGCGTTAAGGCTTGCTTCTGGGGTTACTATGTCTGCCTGCTTGTCTAGATTGTCAAGTGTGGCAAAACCAGAAACGATACGCTTTTCCTGATCAACTTTTGAGAGTGGCATTGAGAGACGGATGTCATTTCCGTCTGTTGTCCACTGTGCCTTAGAAATAGTCATTGTAGTATAATTATAGAGCCCTTTTTTGCAATATTACGTTTTTATAACATTTTGTATTATTATATCACATTTTATTATTGACTGGCTCTTCCCTCACCTTTTGGATTTCTGCCAGCTACCGTTGCCGTGCTGTCAGATGCGTTGTTTGCTCGTTGTGCATCTCTTGCGTCATTTCCAGTACTGTTAGGGGATTCCTGTGGCTTTAGCTCTAGTGGCTTATTACCATCCCCATCAGGCCTTGGACCCATTCCCAAGATGTCACGGGCTTCGTCAGGAACAATAATCATGTTCTTAACATATCTTTCAAGAATTTGTGATTGTGCAATTTCATCAGTAAGGGTTAGCTCATTAAACTTAAACTCTAGAATGTCTGTTTTCTCTTTGATCATCTTGTTGATCATCTTTTGAATTGCATCCTGTCTAGGTCTTGCAACTTGCTCCTTGAATGTACGATCCTGGGCAAGAGCAGCAGCAATAGCAGCAGAGTCTCCACCACCAATCTTTGACAGAGGAACTTGGTGTGCTACAAGGATGTCGTCACGATTGCGAATTCTATACTCGTTAAATGATGCCTCTTGTGTGCCAGTCTCCACTGGCTCCATCTTAAACTCTACCTTATTGGTATCTGAGTCTCCAGGCAATGGAATGTAAAGTGTTCTGTGGTGATTACCCTTTAGGTTTGTCTGCAAGAATCTAAACATCTTGTCTTCTGCATCTTCAGATAGTTTTGCACCCTTTAGAGTTACAACATATCTTGGAACACCCTTGTTTCCGAAATAGTCAATATTATACTGTGATGCAAGTTGGTCGCCGTGTAATGATCCAATTGCAGAGATAATATCTGGAACACCATAAAAAGTATTTAGTGGTGAGTATGACTTAAGATGAATAATTTCATTTGGGCGTGGATCAGCAGTAATTGGGTTAGGGTTGTTTGCACCAAAATTACGGAAGTAGACAACTCTTTGTCCAATAATCTGTACATATCCATCACGCATTCTGCGGACACGCATAGTTGTAGATGGAATGTGACCTACATAGCCAATTTCTCCTGTTACTGTTCTACCAATTTCAAGGTACCCATTTCCAGTAGCTTCAAAGTCTGTCATTACCTTCATCATGATATTGGTAAATGATTCATCTGAATTAAGGCCTTCTAGCCAATCACGAAGCTCCACCTTCATTCTTTCAATACGCTTTTTTGCTTTTTCTAGAGCACTCTCATTTGACTGTGCATCAAGTGTCATCATTGTTCTCTTTGATACCTCAAAGTCGTACCCAAGCCCTACAATGTTTTCTACCTTTGCGTCAATTGCTGCGTGGTTAGCAAATGATGTGTCGTAGTAGTTTGCTAATTCATAAAGATTCCATGGTGGAGTAATTACATCAAAGATTCCGTATCCATTTCTGAATACTGTTCCTGGATTAATTTCTTTTGATCGTGCACCGTCTTTACCAGATCTAACAGCCAAAGCTGAATCCTGATATCCTAATGATGTAGTGTCAACTCCAGTATTAACCACTCTGCTTTCTAGAAGTGGATCTCCTGCCTTAGACAGTCTATCTGAGCGACGCTTAAAATTCTTTTCTAAACCATTAAACAGCTTAAGGTCTTCCCAAGACTTTGCAAATGGGTCTTGTGCCTTAAAGGCATCAACTTCTGGAGATTCGTCAGGAAGCGAAGCGTTTATATAAAGAATCTCGTCTGACATTATTATTCATCTCCATAGAGTTCTAGGGTTTTCTTTGCAGCGATAACTGCACCTAGGTCATTCATAGATGGAATAAGACCATTGTTCATTCTGTCTACCTGCTCAGAGTACTCTTCATCTGAGATCTTCTTCATGTTTGGATAAAATACTGCACGACCTTCTGGCTGCCCCCAATACTTGGCTGCATCAGCTAGTTCTTTGATTTTTGCCTTGTCATCCTTTAGACCCTCAATAGACAATGCGTTACCTTGTCCATCGGTGAATGCTTTGCCGTTTGGCTTTGTCCATACATAGGTGCCAAATAGTGAGAAATTTTCTTCAATTACCTGAACTCTGGTTTCTCCAACCTGACCAGGAAAACGTGGTTTTTGCTTATTCATAACCACAAGTATACCATATTAAACAGCATTAACTGTAAAAACTTGCGATGATGCATCTGAAATAGTCTTATATTTGGTTCTTAGTAGTCTAAGTATTGATTTGTCATCAACAATGAGTCTGGTTGTTCCAACATATGCTCTATAGATGTCTGCTGGGTCAACTCCGTAGAAGTTTCTTGATGATAATACGAGAACCTCAAACCACTTAAATACGCCCTCCCAGTATCTCCAGTCGAACTTTATTCGTCCAGACTCCCTGACAAGGAACCATGGTCTAACAGACACAGACTGCACCTGCTGAAGTCTGACAGAGTTATAGTGAGAAATGTTGTTTATTAACAACGGCCCAGTAATTCTAATTGAGCCACCATTTAGTGCAAAATCAAGATGGTTGGATAGACCAATGCCAATTGAGGCCCACTGCTTTATTGTAAGGATTGGCTCCTTTACAATTCTTCCATTTATATAGTAGCCAATACCATTTTCAAGCTGTCCAGTCTTATCATTAATTGCATAAAGTTTAGCCCTTAGACCATCTGGGTGTGTAGCCTCTATGTAGAACTTCAAGTGTGATGTATTTGATATTATCTCAAAAACCTCTGTTGGGCTATATGGGAAAAAGTCTCCGTCATACATTGTAAACATCTGCATGGCGATCATCTTGTGATTAGTAGTCTTTTCCTTATTCACTGGAATTTCAATACCACGAACATTTCTTCTATTAAGCAAGCCACGAAGTTTTATTCCGCTAGTCTTAGTGAGGTATAGGTATGGAGTGCTGCCCTTATAGATGCTAAATGGGTTTCTAGACTTGTAGTCGTAGTAGAAGCCATTTTCTGTAAATGGATAAACGTCTGTTCCGTACCTTGTTCCAATAGCAGTCTGTTCTTCATTATTTAAACAAATTGAAGATAGCTCAAGGCTTCCAATAGCCAATGGCTTCTGAGATACCTCATCAACGGAGACATCAAGCTCTATGAATATTGACACATTTTTAAAGTCAACATTGGTTGGTGGATAGATAATCATATTATCAACAATTTCATACTTGGTATTTACCCACTCATCTCCAGGGGTTATAATTCCATCTGTTGATGCTGAGATAATATTTGTATAGTATGAGTTATCTCTTGTTCCGTCAGAAATGTCCTTAAAGTATACGTAGCTACGCACTAAAGATTTTGAAGTGTCAAACTTGTATGTTTGTCTTGTGTTGTATCTCAAATCATTGTAATCATTGTATCCAGTATAAAGATGATTGTCTAAGTCGCTATACTCTTTTTGTGATGGGTTGGCAAACTTATATTCAAGCTCTTGGTATGTCCAAGATTCATCCTGCTCCGTAATAGCCACAGACTTACCTGGTGAAGGATATCCGATATTGAATTGTATAAAGTCTAGATCATAGTATGAAATACCGCTTGAAGCCTTTACGTATTTGCCAAAATATGAAAGAGGTATTGCAGATGTCCAAGAACCGTTAATCTGAGCGTCTAGATAAGTAGAAGAGCTATTTTCATATACCTTTATAGTGTAGCTTGCGTTACTATTATTTGCGAGGCCTTGCCCTGCATACTCTGCAACATGCCCTCCGTCAAGCACACGTTCCCAGAATGTTGTACTGTAGAATCCTGCGTCTGCATCTTCTAAAAATTCTTCAATTAGATCTGTATCCCAGACTAGGCCAGTTGGAGCAAAATAGTCAGACAAAACATTTGTTGCAAACTGGTTGTTGAATGAAACTGAGTATATGTTTCCAGAGAATGAGTCATCATTTCCAGTTCCACCAACATATAGTGCAAGAGAATCAGTCTTGCTAAAGAATGCCGTAACGCCATTACCAAAATAATTTACAAATCTTGGTATATGCAATCCAACAGAAAACTTTTCTCCTGGGTAGTACTGGTGTGTCTCTGCAATTTTCTTAGTAGAGCCAAGGAACTTTAGGGAGTACTCTATGCCAGTTTCTTTTAGAACAATTGAGAAGTAGTCACCTGTTGACTTATCCCTAATTTCTAGCAAGGTCTCATTTTTTTCAACTGCTACCTTTGACTTAAAGGTTGCATAGAATGATTGCAAACCTTCTTTAAGGATATTGAGATTTTCAAAATATCCATATGAGTTTGATGGAAGTACTAAAAACTTGTCGTCTTCATCTTGAAGAGCTTTATTGTTAGACAGCACCTGTTCTTGAGTTAGCGTTGGGGAAACGATAGACATCTTCTTAAGCGAAGGTAGCTTTAAATAGTCATTATCAACAGATAGATTATTCGTCAATCCACTTGACCACTTGCCAATTTTAGGGAAAGAGTAGTTGGATGAATACTTTGCAAACTGATAGTCAAAGAATATGTTCTTACCACCATAAGCAACATTTAGAGCCTCTGGATTTTCTACTCCCTGACCGAACACCCATCTTCTTTTGGCAATTACATTTGATATTGGATAAGTATATATTGATACTGGACCAAGCTCAAACATGTCTATAGATTCATTAGTATATATTCCAATCCAGTCTTGTTCATTTCCATTTACAGAAAACTCTGGGAAGCTAAGCTTTGATCTTTCTACCATAATTTGACCAACCTGCTCTCCATTGACCAAGAGTGTTACTCTATCAACTGA